TCGTGAGGACTGTCACGGGGGACAGCGCATGGCAGCGTTTATCTCCCCACGGTTCAAAACGAATCAAAGAGAGGTGGTGGTATGGCAAGGGCGCCGAGTGAGAAAGTGATGGAAGCCGAGAAGCTGTTTCGTGAGGGGATGGCAATGGTTGATATTGCTAAGAAACTTGGGGTTTCCGATGGAACCGTCCGAAGCTGGAAGAACAGGCATGGGTGGGGGAAGAAATCCCTGAAAAGCAAATGCAACGTTGCAGAAAAGAGTAGCAAAAAAAGTGCAACGTTGCAGAAGCGGAAAAGGGGTGGCCAGGCAGGGAACCAGAATGCAAAAGGCGCATCTGGAAATCCGAATCCTCCGGTACATAAGAAGCATGGAGGATATGTGCCAGTGTTCATGGATGCCCTGGATGAAGACGAGCAGGCACTTTTGGAAAATGTTCCACAGGAAGAGGAAAAGCTGCTGATGGAACAGATCCAGCTTTTTTCCATCCGTGAAAGAAGAATCCTCAAGGCCATTAATAAATACCGGGAGCAGAAGGGCGATGTAACAGTTGCGGATGTTACCCGGTTTGAAGAAAAGCGGACTTTTAAGGACAAGGACGAAGAAGCGGAATATAACAGGAGGCAGCAGGAAAAGATTGATAAAGAAGAACGCCTGCCTGGAAAGTCTTACAGCATCCAGACGCATACAACAAATAAAGACCTGATCGTTGCCAGGCTGGAGCAGGAACTTTCTTCTGTTCAGAATAAAAAGACGAAGGCAATCGAAGCATTGTCAAAAATCAGGCTGGAAAAGGACAGGATAGAAAGCGAAAGTGCGGGCAATGATGCGGTTGACGACTGGATTTCGGCTGTTGTGGGAGAAGTGGATGAGGATGACGAATAAGAAATCGCGGGATTTAAGGAAAAGGTTTTTTCGGAAGAAAATGCCGGAATACCGCAAGAATCCTGTGCTGTTTGCAAGAGAAGTATTGCTTTTTGAGCCGGATGGATGGCAGAAAACGGCGTTGATGGACTTGGCAGAAAATCCAAAAGTAGCAATAAAATCTGGCCAGGGTGTCGGCAAGACTGGATTAGAAGCGGTAGCGCTGCTTTGGTTTCTGTGCTGTTTTCCATATCCAAGAATCGTTGCAACGGCGCCAACAAAGCAGCAGCTTCATGATGTGTTGTGGTCGGAGATCAGTAAGTGGATGAGCAGGTCTCCATTGCTTTCAGAAATACTGAAATGGACCAAGACGTATATCTACATGAAAGGCAATGAAAAACGTTGGTTTGCAGTTGCCAGAACTGCTACGAAACCGGAAAACATGCAGGGTTTCCACGAGGACAATATGCTGTTCATCATAGATGAAGCGTCCGGCGTTGCTGATCCAATCATGGAGGCGGTACTTGGTACATTGTCTGGTGAAAATAATAAGCTGCTGATGTGCGGGAATCCGACAAGGAACTCCGGCACTTTTTTTGATGCATTTAATGCAGACAGGGCACAGTACCAGTGCCATACGGTATCTTCCAGAAACAGCCCAAGGACGAATAAGGACAATATTGCTTCTCTGGACAGAAAATACGGCAAAGACAGCAATGTTGTCCGTGTACGTGTTGATGGCGAATTCCCAGAGCAGGACGATGATATTTTTATCATGCTTTCCATTATTGAACACTGTACCATGCTTGATCTGCCGGAGGATGTTCCAGTTAAAAGGATTTCATTCGGCGTGGATGTAGCCAGGTATGGCGGTGACGAAACAGTCATTGCGCAGAATGTCGGCGGGAAAATCACGCTTCCAGTTATGTTTAGGGGAAAAAGCCTTATGACAACAGCTGGGAAAATTGTATGGCTGTATAGAAAAATGATCGCAGACTATCCGGCGTACCGTGGAAAGATATATGTGAATATAGATGACACGGGTCTTGGAGGTGGTGTGACTGACCGTCTGGAAGAAGTAAGGCAGGAAGAAAAGCTGGCCCGCATGGTAGTTGTTCCGGTCAATGCTGCTGCAAGGGTTCCTGACGATCTGGTTGAAGACGGAAACAGTAAAGTAAAGGCGTGTGATATTTATGATGATATGACTGCCTATCTGTGGGGAACTGTAAAGGATAAGCTGATCGCAGAGGAATTAAGCCTTGAAAATGACAATGAATTAGTGGCGCAGCTTTCCTGCCGAAAACAAAAAATGACCAGCAGGGGCAAGCTGTATCTCGAAAGCAAGGATGAAATGAAAAAGCGCGGGATTGAATCTCCGGACAGGGCAGATGCTGTGGCGCTGTCATGTTATGAGACAAAAGCCTTTCATATTGATAGTCTGATTAGTTAGGAGGTGATCTGAAAGATGGGACGCCGGAAAATAAAAAAAGCCGCAAAAGTGATAGGAGATAGAAGATCACAGGTTATCAGAGAAGTCCGCAGGGACGGGTACCAGAACCTGCTGAATAAATATGGAACAAAAAATGATGTGTCGGAAAATTATAAGTTCGTCAGTGATGAACCGGTGGCTGATGTAGAGCTGACGCTTAATTATGAAGGCAATGGACTGTTCGCGAGAATCATAGATATTCCGGCTGATGAAGCGGTCAGCAGCGGTTTTACATACGGGATTAGTGATACGGACATTGAAAATTTTATCAATAATTCACTTGATGAGCTCGACTTTGAGGAAAAGGCAGCTACGGCTATTAAATGGTCGAGGCTGTATGGAGGCGCGCTTATGGTGATGATTGTTGATGATGGAGGCGAACTTACAGATCCTGTTAACTGGGATGGCATACGCGGGATTGATGAACTTATGGTTTTTGAAAGGCCGCTTGTGACACCAGACTATGCAAGTATATATCAGCACAGGCCGAACACCGGAACCAGGTCAAAATTCGGACTGCCTGAATTTTATGATATATCCCCTGTATACGGGATGGCATTCCGGGTGCATGAAAGCCGCTGCCTGCTGTTTAAAAACGGCATCCTGCCTTCCAGCACGACCAGAACGGAATATCGCTTCTTTGGAATGCCGGAATATGAGAGGGTGCATAAGGCGCTGCAGGAAACGGTCACTTCTCATGGAAATGGAGTGAAGCTGCTTGACCGGGCGGTGCAGGCAGTATACAAGATTAAAGGGCTTGCTACACTGCTGAACACCGACGAAGGCGAGAATACGGTAATCAGACGGCTCCAGCTTATTGATATGGCAAAAGGGATTATCAACAGCATTGCAATAGACGCAGACGGGGAAGATTACGATTACAAGACGGTGACGTTTTCAGGAGTAAAGGATATTGTCGATTCTACTTGTAATATGCTTTCTGCGGTTACGAATATCCCGCAGACAAAACTGTTCGGGCGTTCACCGGCTGGAGAAAATTCCACAGGCGAAGGTGATATGGAGAATTTTTATAAATTCGTAGAAAGGATCCAGAAGATCAATTTAAAGAATAATCTGCGGACATTGGTTGATATTATTCTGATTGTTGGAAAAGCTAAAGGCAGATATGAGGAAATACCAGACTATACATTGAAATTTAATCCTTTGTGGAGCCTTAGCGAAAAAGAGCAGGCAGATGTTGACAAAACAAGGGCAGATACAGAATATGTCAAAGCGCAGACGGCGCAGGTATACACTGATATGCAGGCCCTGGACGCTTCTGAGGTTCGCAAAAGACTTGCGGAAAGCGGGGAATTTACGATCAATGATGTCCTGGATGAAGAAAGCGGGGACTGGAACGATCTTCCAGAGGAATATTCCGGAGAATCAGAAGAAACCATTAATACGGCGCTATCAGCGGAACGGACTGGTATTCAGGAACGAATGGAAACGGATGCGGTCATACCGTCCGGATGCGGTGTACTTGTCATAAGGGATGGGAAAGTGCTGGTTGGGGAACGTAAGGACAGTGGCCTTCTATGCGGTCCTGGAGGACATATAGAAAATAGCGAAACACCAGAAGATGCAGCAGTTAGAGAAGCCAGAGAGGAATTTGGCATTTATGTAGCGGAACTGGTTCCTGTTACAGTACTTTCTGATATGCCTGCGGAATACTGCCCGTCACAGATATTCCTGTGTACAGAGTTTTATGGGGAGCCACGTGCGTTTAATAATGAAATGGAAAACGCGAGGTTTGAGTCGTTTTCTGAAATCAGGAAACATGAAATGTTCCTGCCGTTCCGTATGTCTGTCGAAAAATTTTTAAATGAGCTGAATGATTTGCACAGTCCGCCTCAAGCGCAAGATGCAGAAGAAAGGGCGCAATATGGATGATGAAGCCAGAAAAAGGCTGATCAGGAGCAGGCTGAAACAGCAGAATGGCGGTAAGAAAGAGATTGCCGTCAGATACCAGTCCAAATACCCTGACAGTGCGCAGCGTGAATACATACGTCTCGTAGATCAGTATATGGCTGTTGAAAAACAGGTAATCTTGCGGTATATGCCAGAACTGAAAAAGATTTTGTGGGAAGACCAGCAGTACCATACGGATGCATCCGGCAATGATAAAAAAAGGAAAACAAGGCGGTTTGCCATCCTGGAAGGTATTTTAAGTCAGCTAAAAGAATTATTTGAACGGATGCTGAAAGAAATGGAAAGCACATTCGGTCTTTTTGGATTAAAGAAAATGCTGGAGAGTGTGGCTGCCCTGAACCATAAGCTGACGGTCAGAGAATGGAAAAAGACAGTAAACAGGACACTTGGGCTTAACCTTTTGGATGATTATTATTCAGGCAGCTTCTATCAGGATATGCTGGAAACATGGGTTTCAGATAATGTGGACCTGATAAGGACAATTCCGCATGAGTCACTTCGGAAAATGAAAGAAATCGTGTACCAGGCATATATGGATGGGAAGCCCACAACTTACATTGTAAAAGAGATACAGCGGCAGTATGGCAGAGATAAACGCCATGCAAGGCTGATCGCAAGGGACCAGGTTGCGAAATTAAATGCTGCGATTACACAGCGCCAGCAGACAGACGCGGGGATACGCCGTTACAGATGGAGCGATTCCAGGGATGAAAGGGTCAGGGACAGTCACAAAAAGCTGAATGGCCGTATTTTCCGGTGGGATGATCCGCCGGAAACGGATGCCGGGCGCAGATGCCATCCGGGACAGGATTATCAGTGCCGCTGCTGTGCCCTTGCAATATTTGATCTTGACAATATAGATTTGCCGGTGTGATCAAAAAGAATGGAGGTGTTGCCATTGAAGATGCGGAGGATGGACAGTATTTCTTTGGATCAGACTTATTATACTGATGAAGGGTATCTGGTAGACCATCCGGTCGTAACTACCTGCGGCATTTTTGGGTATCAAAATGAAGACGGAAGTACACGTCGTGAGCTTCGGTTACCAGAGCATGTATTTTCTGAAAAGTCTTTAAAAAGCTATAAAGGAAAACCTATTATCATTACACATGATGCTGGAGAGGTGGACAAAAGCAATGTTCGCAGGGAGCAGATAGGAACTATTATGAGTGAGGGGTATCAGGATGGAGACAATGTCAGATGTGAGATCATCATTCATGATACGGATGCCTTACGAAAATGTGGATTAAAGGAGTTATCCCTGGGGTACAGTCTGGATACGGTGGATGAACCGGGCAAATGGAATGGGGAACCCTATGACTGCATACAGAAAAATATTGAGATCAACCATCTTGCACTTGTCGGGGAGGCAAGAGCCGGGGAATCGGCCAGACTTAACATTGACAGCAGGGATGATGATTATAAAACATTAAAAGGAGGACGAATTTCCATGCAGAATGAAAACCATGATCTGACACCGGAAGAAATGGAAGCTGCCATTGCCCTGTATAAGGCGCAGAAAGCGGCGGAAAACGTAACCGGCGTTGAAACGGACGGAAACGGGCCGGACGGGGATGTACCGCCCGCAGAACCGGAGGAAAAAGAAAAGAATCCGGTTGAAACAGTAAGGGAAAATATGGACCGGAGGGACGCAGAAGGCGGGAATATGAAGCCGGAAGATGTGGTTGCGGAGCAGAAGGCGGATATCCGGACGCTTCTTGCAGAAATTGACCGGATACAGGCTGCAAATGATATGAATGCCACAGACGGAAGCGGGGAAGAAAATGCGGACTCTGGAGAAAATGTGCCTGAGCAGAAAGAAAAACCACAGGCAGAAAAGCCTGGCGGTGAAAAGGGGGTAAATATGGATTCTGTGGACCAGATGTTTAAAGACAGACTGGATATCTGCCGTATGGCTGACCGGCTTGGCCTTGACGGGGTAGAAAACCTTTCCATAACAGAGGGGCGCAAAAAAATAATTAAGGCTGTCAACCCGAAGATGAACCTGGATGGAAAAAGCGACGGCTATATCAATGCAGCCTATGACATTGCAAAGGACAGCTTTCATGAACGGAAAACCACAGATGAACAGCGCCGCAGGATGGCGAAAGACCGGATGCGGAAAGATGCCGGCGAAGCATGCAGCTCGGATACTGCGCGTAAAAATATGATTGATCGTATGAAAGGGGGAAACAGGACATGAGCATGGCAGTACAGACGTCCTATAATTTTGGATTTTCAAAAGGGGTTGCCGGAGGGCTTTATGACCTGTCGGACCATGAGGTTGCCACGAGGCAGGCTGAGGGCAGCACCGCATTTGGCGTTGGCGTGGTAACAGGCACAAACAAGGGAGTAGACGTTACTGTACCGACGTCTGAAAGCACATATGCTGATTTCGAAGGCGTGATTGTACATAATTCTGTGATGGCAGAGATGGATATGGATAACAGGCTGGAAATCGGGGATAAGAGGACGGTCGGCTGTCTGCAGCGTGGAAAAATCTGGGTAAAGACAGGCTCCAAGGCAGTTCCAACATATAAAGGGAAAGTGTTCCTGATTACGGACGGGGACGAAGTCGGACTGTTTACATCTTCGGATGATACAGCCACAAAGATAGAATTGAATGCCTGTTTCCTTGGAGTAATAGACGACGGAATTGCAAATGCAGTGTTTTATCCGGCCATTCCTGCTTCAGCAGTATCGGCTCTTGTGGATAAGGGCTGATTGATCAACAGGTAAGGGAGGGACATATTTCATGAAACAGTTTAACAACGATGACTACAGGGCATTAAAAAGCTCTACGCTGATCAGGAGTATTTCAGGATCCGAAGATATGCATTTTGACAGTGCGGAGTCTGCCGGAGTGTTCTTTGCGCGTGAGTTGGATCAGGTGAAAGCAAAGACTTATGACAAGCAGTATCCGGAGCTGTCTGCACTGTCAAATTTCCCGGTTACGTCAGAGGTAAATGAAGGAGCCGAAACTACGACTTACTACAGCTACGATGTTACTGGTATGGCAGAGGTTATAAATAATTATGCGACAGATTTGCCAAGAGTGGACATTAAAGGTGAATCCCATACGGCACATATTAAATCCATTGGTGACAGCTATGGGTATAATGTGCAAGAAATGAGAGCATCCAGGCTTGCCGGAAAATCTCTGGATGCAAGGAAAGGAGCAGCAGCAAGACGGGCCTCTGATTATGCTGTGAACAAAATTGCATGGGCTGGGGATAAGAAACACGGACTGATTGGGGTATTCAGCGAAAACAACGATATCCCGCTGTATACGCTGTCAGAGGTGGAAGTAAATGGCGTGAAGCATACAGAATGGAAATATAAGACAGCGGATCAAATTCTGGCGGACATAAACGGTGTACAGATGTTTACTGATAAGATAACGATGTCTGTAGAAAAACCGGATACCCTTGCGCTGCCGTCTCACACATACATGGATCTTGCAACAAGGAGGATACCGGATACAGATACGACCGTACTCAGCTTTTTGAAAGAGCATGCGCCATATCTGAAAAATTTTGAATCCTGTGCAGAACTGCAGGCAGAGGCAACAGATATTAATACGAGCGGAAAAAACATTATGTTTATGTATACGAAAGACGCAGAGAAGTTCAGTCTGGAAATCCCGCTTCCATTTTACCAGTACCCGTTACAGATCAAAAACCTGGAAACAGAGGTTCCTTGTGAAACGAGGACAGCAGGGCTTATTATTTATTACCCTCTTTCCATGGTTCTGGCATATGGCATTTAATTTAAAGGAGGCTGTTTGAATGAGAGTTACAAATATATCAAGAAAGATTATCAGTATTTTTGGCAAAACGCTCCTTCCTGGGGAAGATGTAAAGCTGGATAACGTAGACGAAAGCAATCCTACAATCCAGTTTTATTTAAAGGCAAAGGTTCTTGCTGTCGGCAATACGTCAGCAGCACAGATGAAAATTTCGGATACCGGGGAAACTGAGCGTGAAAAAATTGCCAGGGAAGCAGTTGAAAAATACAAACAGGAGCAGGAAGAATACCGCAAAAAAGCTGAGGAAAAGGAAAACGAGATTAAGGCTGTCAAAGGTATGAAGAAAAAAGAGGATCTTATCAAAAAAGCAATCGGGCTTGGGCTTGAATTTTCAGATTCCGATTCTGCCGATATGTTAAGGGAGAAAATCATCCATGCACTGAATGCATAGGAAAGGATGGATGTTTTTATGGAAGCATTTGAAATCATACGAGCAACTATGCATGAGTTTTCCGGGGTTGCGGATGAACAGGTCCGTATTTATATTTCTCTTGCAGAACCTATGATCAGTGAGCGGAAATTTGGCAGACTGTATCCGCAGGCGCTTGCATATCTGGCTGCACACCAGATG